GGTTGCCAAGCATTTAGACTTGTTTTTTGACCTTAATTGCGATGTCCGCAAATTTGGGGCTGACCTTGTTTCAAAAAAGGGGAAAAAGATTGATGTCAAATCAACCCGCCGCAAAGAAGGGGATTTAAATATTCGGGTTACTCACAAGGATAAAGACTATGAAATCTATGTTCTAGTAGAGTTAGACGAGCAAAACAATGGTGAAATTGTTGGGTATATTTCTCGGGAAGATGCTATCAAAGATGAAAATTTAGCAGATAATTCAGTCACCAATCAAAAGTATTATAAAATAAATCGTAGTTTGTTAAAAATGCTATGACCACGAAAAAGGAAAAACAACGATATGACAAAATTGCTCGATTGGGATGCTCATTATGTAGGCATCAAGGCAATGAGGGAACGCCAGCAGAACTCCATCACATTAGACGAACTTCTAAGCGAAGTAATGCCCCTGTTATCCCCCTTTGCCCCTTTCATCATCGAGGATCAAATACCAGTATTCACGGCATGGGTAGAAAACGCTTTGAAAGAGAGTACGCCATCACGGAAGAACAACTCTTGGTACAGACCAAAATTTTATTAGGAGAAGATGATGGAACCGATGACATTGCGTGAAATTGCAGAATATGAAGGTGTAAGCCACCAAGCAGTAGCAGAAATTTTAGAACGGGCATTAAAAAAAATGGAAAAATTACTCAACGAAAAGGGAATAAAAATGGAGGATTTGCTATGAACAAGCAAGCAGAGAGTATTATTAAGATTCAGCAAGCGGTAAAAGAAATGAATATCGCTAATGCTTACCCCGATAGAGCATCACAAAAGTTTGTTGCTCATTTGGCTAAGATTGTACAAATTGAATGTTTAAAACTTATAGAGGCTTCAAAATCATGAAAAAAATCACTTTAATTGCTTTATACATTGCATCCGTATTTGTTTTGTTACCTGAAGCGGCTAATGCTCAATCAGTTTACGGGGCTAATGGTCAGTATCTAGGGCAAGCGCAAACAAGCGGCAATACAACCAATTTTTACGGGGCTAATGGCGCATATCAAGGTTCGGCACAAGTAAGCGGCAACCAAACTAATTTTTACGGCGCACAAGGTCAATATCAAGGGAATGTAACCGCCCCTTATGTTGCCCCTGCACCATCTTATTATTCCCCTCCTGCTATTCCGCAGATTCCACAAATTCCACAAATTAGAGGTTTTTAATGAAAATTATCGAAAACGCATTGCCAAACGCAATATTTGAAAAGTTACAAGCGGAAATTTTTAGGGCTGGATTTGCTTGGTATTGTTACGAAAACCCGCATTATGCCGATGAAACAAACCAATTTGGTCAGGTGTATGCTCACATGGCCTTTGTTAATGGACAGGCTCATTCGCCGATTGCTGAAGATTTAGCGGCGTATTTAAAGACGATTATTGAAGCGGATGGGCGCAAGGTTACTGGCGTTGGCAAAATCATTGTGGAGGCTTTAAATGGCGGCGAACGCTGGGTTGAACAGTTGCCTCATGTTGATTTAACAGAAGAACATGAAATTGGGTATTTGTTTCTTAATGACAATGATGGTGAACTTGTAATATATGACGAAAAATTCACGCTGGGTGAAGATCATTATGAAGATTATTTAGCCAAAAAGAACGAAACTTTAAACATTACTCAAAATCAATTAATTAAACCTGTTGCCAATACTTTTGTTTGTTTTGATGGTCTTTTTTATCATTGCGATAGATCACCAATGAACGCCAATCGGAGGATAGTGGTTAGTTACTGCTATAAGGCAGAGTGAAATGGCTAGTTTTGCTTTTGGTTTTAACTGGTTGTTCGGGAGAGCAACAGATTACGGAATATAACTGTGCCGTTGAAGGTAATCCGCAACGAGTTAAAGATGAATGTTTACACCACAGGGATTTTAAACGCCCTGTGATGGGGTCTGACAACTGTTATTACCAAGAATCAAGGGGTTTCGTTAATAGGGTTTGCGGATAAAACTAAAACCGCAGTCCTGATCTTAGCAACACGATCATCCAAACCAAGTGTCCCGCCGTTAATTCTGCGGGACATTTCTTTTATGTTTTCATCAGAAAGTGGATCGCACAAAGAATTGAGGTTTTTCTTATTCCAAAACCAGCCAGCAGACATACAAGCCCACATAGGCTCTAAAAGGAGGTCAGGAGAGGTTAAAAGGTCTTTCCCTATACCTATGCCACAGTTAAGGTAGTTTTCGCGCCCTGTGAGTTGTATGAGTCCCCTGCCGTGATACCGCCATCCATCGCCTTCTTCAATATTGCCCATGCGCCCTGCATAAACTTTATTGGCTATCTTTTCGGGATTATTGGCGTATTTTTCAGCCGTATCAATGTCGGGGAATCGGGAAGGCCATACACGCATTAAAGCATTAGCCGAATAATGTAGGTTTTCTTCGAGTGTTTTAAAGCCACCCGATTCGTGCATACATTGTCCTATAAAACCCGCCATTTGGTTAATGGTAGAAATATTATATTTATCAAAGGTATCGTTTAACGGCTCTACCCACCATTGATTTAAACCTAAATTGTGGACTTGTTCTCTAGTAATCATTTTCCTACTGCTTTCCCTACACCTATCAATCTTGCTTGTTCTAATTCAGCCTTTAGACGATCTAATTCTAAGGCATACAAATGATTGCAGTCTAGGTCTGTTTGGTTAGCATCTAAGTTAATAATTATGCGCCCATATATTGCGCCACCAGCACGACTATAAGGCTGGGCAGTAGGGATAGCCCCGTTATAACCCACAAAAGGATAACTGTTTTCAACGCCTTGCCCACCTACGCCTGTCCCCACAACGCCCACTTCAGCCCATCTTGAACGGGGAGCGGTTGATCTTGCACATTCTGTTCCATCTGCGCCCTTAATCCTATCTTGACCCTGCGGGAATGCTGGTGTGCTTGGCAGGTTTATTGATCCTATCGCTGTCTGCGCCAACCCAAAATGAGGCACAGATACGAGTAACAATAGGAGCATCCTTGGTTTGAATCGTGCAAACAAGGTATTTACCATCTTCATCGGGGGCAATCTGAGTTTTAAAAGTCCTGCTTTTTTTAGGAGCAATGTTAAGGATTTGAGGGGCAGATTTGCAGTCATAAGGATGGTTTAAATCATTCTTAAAACATTGAACGGCAAATTGTTCGTATTCATCGTAACGATTAATTGCAGTAAATCGGTATGCAACCAACTTAGAGCCTGAAGGGGCTTCAAGTCTAGAAGGTTGCAAGCCATGAGCATTAATTGCAGGTGATAACGGCAGAAGTGTTATAAGTGCCAAGAGGAAACGCAGATGCGCCATTAGATGCCCTTAAATTTAAAGTAAATGTATCTGAAGTGCCGCCCGTTTGTGTATAAGATGCAGTCCCGCTTGAATAAGTCAAAGAGCCACCATTGGAATGGGTCAATGTATTAGTAAAGGTAGGTGAACCGCTATATCCGCTAGGTGTAGCAGAAAAAGTAGTAATTTCAGCAACAGTAACAGTTGGTGTGCCGTTATAAATTGCGGTAATTTGGGATGGTGCGCCGCCTGAGGTAACAGTATCCAATACAGTAGGCAATGCAGGGTCATAACCAAACACACCGCCTGTAGTTGTGCCAAAAGAGCATGATGTTGAAATAGTGCCGCTGACTGTTAGATTGCCTGTTGCCGCTTGTGCAACGCCAGCCGTAAATAAAAGGGCTATTAGTAATTTGCTCATAATTCTTCCTTGGTAGTCTTAATAATGTCTTGAAGTGTGACGAGCATATTAGTGGTAATAGCGCAGTCTTTGATTACATCCCTTCCAGCAAATACATCGTTGGAGGTTTTTCCAGCAGTTGTGGAGGAATCTTGTTTTGAATCGGTGTCGGACATGGTGCTGGAACAGGAGTAGTGCAACCGACCATACTTAGTATTAATAGCGGCAACACGCTTTTCATAATCATTTTGAGCATCCTTAATCACCTTGTTGTTCCATTTTTCCGTTTGTTCTGTAACTACTTTCTGTCTTTCAGCCGCCAATGCTACTTCAGCCTTAAATGTTTTATACGAATGGCTTACCCAAGCCCCGTAGCCCCAACCTGACAGGGCTACAAGGATTGCGCCACCAATGGCATAAAGTTTAAGTTGCGGAAGGGGTAACATAGAAAGGCTGGCTTGGTTCAGAATCTACACCATTAACCACATCAATTACCGCAATAGCGTATTTTGTGCCGTTGGTTAAGCCTGTCAATTCGTAAGTTGGCAATGGGTTTGTGCTTTCTACCCAAGTGTAATCACCACCTGATGCTTCGGGTTTATAGCCAATTTTCCAATGAACTACGCCCAAAGAAGGAATTGCATCGCTTTGATTTTCTGCAACCGCCCAAGTAATAATTGCCCCTTCATTTTCAGGCAACGCACCAGTAATAGATGGAGCAGTAGCAAGTAATGGGGTAAATTCTTCAGGGTTTACAGACCAATATGTATTACCTTCTGCATCTACACTCAAAGTATCTTCAGCAATGGATACCACAGGATTTGGATTGGTAATACTTTCAATAGCATTAGCAATAGCTCCAATAGCAATACCAACAGGAGTACCGCCAATACCTTGACCAGTGCTTACACTTGCTCCACCACTATCCACACCACCATCACCACCAGACTCAATTGTCTGTGTAGCAGTGACAACATCCTTCTTAGTCTCATCAGTCTTCTTAGTTTCTGCAATGAATTGACCCGCAGAACCAGCAAACTCATAACCAGCAGGAACTTGGATGGAAGGCTTACCATTGAAGAAGGTGATATACATCACTCTACCTTCAGCATTCTTATAAGCTCTAACATCTAAAGCTGGATTGGTGATAGATGTTTTAGGAATATTGTATTTGGCAAGATAGTCTGTACCGGGTTCGTTGAAACCACCATTGGTCTTGAGGGTAATGTGGATTCAGCCAATGCTGATGCGGCTGCTGCTGCCAACGCTGCTGCTGCCTCTGCTAATGCAGCCAGTGGCGAGTCTGGTGAAGGTGGTACTGGTGGTGATGGTTCTGCTGGTGGTGCTGTTGGTGATAGTGGCGATGGTAGTGGTTCTTATGCTAAAGGTGGCTTGGTTGCTAAGCGTACCAAGAAACCAACACTTGCTCAAAAAAGAGGCATTGCTTCTAAGAAATAATACTATATAATTAGCATACTCAAGCCAGAGGTGGGCTGGCGAGTATCAACAATTTCCCACCATCATTGGCTACCTATCTCCCTGTATTGACAGCTACAGTTAGCCCCAACTTAAAAG